TCTGGGTTAGTCTTGTATGGCGCTGTGTGGCGTTCTAACGGACTTTGAGCAAAGGGATGGTGTGTTTTGGCTAATCAACCTAAGCCTGCCGAATTGAGGCTGTTGCAGGGCAATCCTGGTAAGAGGCCTATTCGCACTAATGATGGCATTGCGCCGCTTGAATACGGTTACCGTGAGCCGTTGAGGCCGTTGGGTGAGCAGGGTAAACAGTTTTGGGATTCGGTGTTTGGTGTTGGCGAGTTGTGGATCAGCATCAAGACTGACACGCAGCTGGTGCAGTTGATTGCTGAACAGATTGACCGGCGCGAAACTTTACGCGACTATGTGGCGGCTCATCCTGACGAGTGGCACATGACTAAGCAGCTGAACGATGTCGAGATGTTGATTGTGAAGAACCTGAGTCTGCTTGGGTTCACACCGGCTGACCGAACCAGGCTTGGTCTTATCAGCACCAAGACCAAAAGCAAGTTGGAAGAATTGATGGCGTTGAAGGCTAAGAAGCAAGATGGCTAGTTGGCCACCAGCCTGGCTCACACCCGTTGACCAGGTGTCGATGGATCGTGGCGATGGCGAGTTTGCTGGTCTGTTTGCTGAGGCGTTTGGGTCTGTTGGTAAGGATGGCATTGCTGGTCGTGCTGGTGATGCGTTGCGCCTTCGTGATTGGCAGAAGGAACTGCTGAAACGCCTTTATGCGCGTGATGCTGATGGTGGTTTGGAAGCGCAGATTGCTTTGATTGGGATGCCGCGTAAGAACGGCAAATCGGCGTTATCTTCGGCTGCCATTGGGTTGTATTCGCTATTAGGTGAGGGCATCAACGGTGGTGAGGTCATCGCTGTCGCGGCTGAGAAGGAACAGGCCAGAATTGTGTTCGGTGAGGCGAAGCGCATGGTTGAGCGTAGTGAACTTAAAGACATGGTGCAGATTTACAAGGACTCAATCTTTGTGCCTGAAACTAACAGCGTGTTTCGCGTGGTCAGTGCTGAGGCTTATTCCAAAGAAGGTCTGAACCCTAGCCGTGTGATTATGGATGAGTTACACGCGCATCAGAGTCGTGAACTGTTTGATGTGTTTTCGTTGGCGATGGGTAACCGTGGCAAGATTGGGCAGCTCGTTGCCATTACAACTGCTGGCGTGAAGTCTGATAGCACCGGTCAGGATTCGGTTTGTTATTCGCTATATCAATACGGCAAGAAGGTGGCCAGCGGCGAAATCGTTGACCCTAACTTCTTCATGGCTTGGTGGGAAGCATCACCAGAAGCAGATCACCGGTTGCCTGAAACTTGGGAATCAGCGAACCCTGGCTTTGATGACATCGTTAGCCGCGCCGACTTCGAATCGGCTGTGAAACGCACACCAGAAGCAGAGTTCCGCACTAAGCGTTTGAACCAATGGGTCAGTTCGCAGCTGTCGTGGTTGCCGTCAGGTGTTTGGGAAGGGTTGGCTGACCCTCGCGAACTAGACCCTGATGACGAGTATGTGTTGGGTTTCGATGGTTCGTTCTCAGGTGACACCACGGCCATCATTGGTTGCACGATTCCAACAGCTGAGAAACCTGCTTATGTGTTTATGGTGAAGGCTTGGGAAAAGCCTGTGGGTGCTGACGATAGTTGGCGTGTTGAGATTCAGGAAGCCGAGAACGAGATTCTCGCGTTCTGTGCCGCGTATAAAGTGCGCGAAGTTGTCTGCGACCCTTTTAGGTGGCAGCGTTCAATGGAAGTTTTACAAGATCAAGGAGTGCCAATTGTTGAATATCCTACGACTTCTGCTAGGCGCATGGTTACAGCTTGCGCGAAGTTTTATGATGCGGTCACGGAAGCGCGACTGAGTAACGATGGTGACCCGATGGTTTCGCGCCATTTCACTAACGCTGTGACTAAGGCCGACAACCTGGGTGTGCGCATCGTCAAAGAGAACCGAAACTCTAATCGCAGGATTGACTGTGCTGTTGCTGCCATTGCCGCGTATGACCGTGCCTCGGCTAAACTAGAAGCACAGGTTATACCTGAGTTCTTTATGTGAAGGCGTGTAGATGATTGCCACAATTTTTCAGGCTGCTGGTGCAGCACTAATCGCCATCGGTGTCGGTGTCGTGTTTCCACCATTGGGTGTTGTTGTTGCCGGTGTCGGCGTGTTGTTGTTTGGTTTGGCTATTGAGCGAGGTCAGAAGTAATGCTGAATAAATTGTTTGAGCAGAGGGCTGTTTCGTTTCAGACCGTTTGGGGTTCGGGCATTGAGGCTGGCATTGAGTCGAACGCTGGTGTTGCAATCAATGGGCAGAACGCTTTTGAGATTGTGGCGTTCTTTTCAGCAGTGTCACTTATCAGCGACACGATCAGCACTTTGCCTTGTGATGCGTTTATTCGCATTGATGGTGACCGTCAACCGTATAGGCCAAAGCCTAGTTGGGTTGAGCAGCCTGATGTTGACACGACCAGACAGGCTCACTATGGCGCACTTGTGACTTCGTTGCTGGTTTATGGCAACAGTTACACCAGAGTTTTCCGTGACCGTAACGGTGAGGTTGTGAACCTTGTGGTTCTTGACCCGACCACCGTTGAGGTGAAACGCAACAGCATTGGTCGCAAAACTTTTGTGGTGACTGGTGAGAACAAGACTTTGACCAGCGATGAGGTCATTCACATCATTGACTTGGCTGAACCTGGTTCGTTGACTGGTATTGCTCGTGTCACTAAGTTGAAGGATGCGCTTGGCGTGGCTTCGGCTTTGCAGTTGTATGCGGCTAGGTTCTTTGGTCAGGGTGCGACCACTCAGGGTGTCATTGAGTTCCCTGGTGCGTTGACTCAGGAACAGGCTAAGAACCTTGTTGACGGCTTTGACAGCAGACACCGTGGTTGGCGTAAAGCTCACAAGACCGGTGTGTTGTCGGGTGGCGCACAATACAAGCCGACCAGCGTTCCTAACGATCAGGCACAGTTCTTGGACAGCCGCCGTTTCGCTGTGGAAGAAATGGCTCGTGCGTTCAACATTCCGTTGCACATGATGGGTATTCCTGGCACGGCCAGTTACAGCAGCATTGAGCAGAACAACTTGCAGTTCATCAGCCACACGCTTCGGCCAATTTTGGAAAAGATTGAGTGGAGTTACAGCCGACTGTTGCCGACACCAGCGGCGTTCATCAAGTTCAACTTCAATGCGCTTCTTCGTGGCGATTTGCAGTCGCGCATGACTTCATACAGCATCGGCACACAGGCTGGTTTCATGTCGGTCAACGATGTGCGCCGACTAGAGGACTTGTCACCTGTTGAGGATGGCAACCAGTTCCGTGTTCCACTGGCGAACATTGACCTTGCACAGACGGCCATCGTGGAAGAAGAAAAGTTGGTCAAGATGGCGCAGATGCTTATTCAGGTTGGTTTCGACCCTGCTGAAACTTTGGCTGGTCTTGGTTTGCCACCGATTGCTCACACAGGCGTTCCTAGCACTCAGCTGCAACCTGTTGCACAGATTGACCCGACAGCACCAGGCACGGTCTACTAATGGCTGTAAAGACCTACGGTTTTGACTTGGTGCAGAATGTTCGCACTTTGGTTGTCGGGGCTAGTGCTTCGGTTCAGCATGTCTGCATACACAACCACGAACACAGCCAGAATAAAGAGATTTTTATTGGTGGTGCTGATGTGACTGTTGATAACGGTATGCATGCTGTGGCCACTGCGACTGGCACGGTTCAACTGTTGCCTGGTGATGAGTTATTTGCGATTACTTCGCAGACTGGTTGCAATCTAAGAATTTTGGTGGTGCGCTGATGCCGTATTTCATTGCTAAGAACCGTGTCGGTTGCGAGTCGGGTTGGGCTGTTGTTGATGAAGCCGGTGACTTGGTTGCCTGCCATGACAGCAAGCAGGGTGCGATTAATAACGCTGTTGCTTTGAGTATCGCCACCGATGAACCGTTTGAGGGCGAACGCGCTGTGTCTGTGGCTGTGGGCGATTATGTGACTTGGCTGGTGGATGGCGAAACACAGACCGGTGAGGTTTATTCGGTTGATGAGGAAACGGCTCAGGTCAAAATTTATGATGACATGGGTGGCTTCTTTGTCGAAACCGTTTTGATAACTGTTGTGCCTATCGCTGATCTGACCAAGATTGACCAGCCAGAAGTTTTCGATGAAGAAGACCAAGATGAAGACCGTGCAATAAATCAGGAAGCACCGGCTTACATGAGGGCAGCTGCTAGGCGTGGTCTTGAATACTATGAGCAGGGTTTGGCTGGTGACGGTCTTGTGGATCGCACTGTGCGTGAAGCGCGTGACATGGCTGAGGGTCGTGTGAGCGATGACAAGTGGGTTCGCATTGCGGCGTGGATTGCTAGACACATGGGCGATTTGGATTCACCTGATGCTGACCCGACTTCTGAGAACTATCCTTCGGCTGGTGTTGTTGCACATTTGTTGTGGGGCAGTGGGCCAGGTAAGAGAGCTGCTGAACGCACTATGGCTTATGCAGAATCGGTGGTTGCTAGAATTGAAGCAGAGCAAGAGAGAGATGCTATGACTGTTGATGTTCGTTCTAAGTGGGTTGATGTTGCTCACAGAATCAAGGCGCAGATTGAGGGCGGCACGGTTGAGGGTCGCACTAAGCCTGAGCCTGAGCAGCGTGTGAATGTTGCTGATTTTGAGATTCGTGAAACACCTGCTGGCATGACCTTCACTGGTTACGCTGCTGTGTTCAACAGCGATTCTGTGCCATTGCCGTTTATTGAGCGCATTGCGCCTGGTGCGTTCAAGCGTTCTTTGCAGTCACGCAACGAGGTCAAGTTGTTGTGGAATCATGATGCTGGTGAGCCTTTGGCTTCGGTTCGTGGTGGCACTCTGAAACTGACTGAGGATGAGCGTGGTTTGAAGGTCGAAGCGACTCTCGCCAACACCAACCGTGGCCGAGATGTCAGTGAGCTCATCAGGTCTAAGACCGTGGACAGCATGAGCTTTGGATTTTCGGTTATCAAGGATTCTTGGTCGGGCGATGTGCGAACCCTACAAGCCGTCAGACTTTTCGAGGTGTCAATCGTTAGTAGCCCTGCGTATGAGGGAACGGCTGGCACAGTCGCAGTCAGATCAACGACCGGCATTGATGCCGACCAGTTGGCTGATGCGTTGATGCGTTTGGAATCAGGCGAAGACCTAGACCCGACACAGGCAACACTCATCACCGATGTTGTGTCGAAACTGACCAAGACCGAAGAAGTGCAAGAAGTTCAGGGTGACATTCTCGCCTTGAAGAAGAAGAAACTAGAC